ATGAGGAAGTGGCGCAAAACCCACCCCCTTTCTGATGCCCAGCGTAAGAAGAGTAATACTAGGGCGCTGTCCCGCTACTACCAGAAGAGGGGCAAGCTAGTACCTACGGCCTGTGAGGTGTGTGGCTCTGAGAAAGTAGAGCGGCATCACGATGATTATGATCAGCCGTTATCAGTACGCTACCTGTGCCGTCTGCACCACAAGATGTTCCATGACGAACAATTAAACGGTGAGGCTACTTCCGCTTAGGGCCGTAGCCCCTGCCCTTCCCCACACTGGACTTAGCCGGTGACTTGCCATCGGAGCGCGTTCTATCCCATCCCCCGCCTTTAGGTGGGGTCTTATCTAATACCTTAACTAACTTTCCACACCCACGCTTACACTTTGCTCTCGCCGCTTTCGCTGACTCAGCATAGATGCCAGTGTTTCTGCCCTCGAAAAAGTATAGTTTAGCCATCAGTCGGCTCCTCTTCTTCCCTGCTGTTATAAACCACGGTGAGAGCTTTAACTCCTACATCCATGCTTAGCAGGGCTTGTTGCAACCGTGCAGTTTGCGTCCTTCCCCTGCACTGATCTCCCAGTATTGCGGCAAGCAACAAGACTATAGCCTCTAGCTCTTTGCCTTCCTCTAACCTTGGCAGTTTTATCTGTTCGTCATTCATCTCTACCACCCAACTGTTTCATCAATCCAACCCGCTTAAGCACTTCTTGCTGAGGATCAATGACGTAAGGGGCAACATCAACTTGATCGAATGAAACTCCTTTCAAGGTATCAGCCGCATTGGTCGCCATGTTCTGAGTAAAGTTTACGGCCTGCTTAACAATAGGCATCTGACCAATGGGATACAGTGGCCCCTGACCGTCATCAATCATCTCTACAAAATCCTCACCAACGCTGAACGGCACATCTACTGCGATTGGCACTAGGCTTTCAAAGAACGCCTGCGGTACACCGACTTCCATAATCCTGCCCCACTGGTAGTCATTCATACCGAGAGTATTGACGCTAGCGGTAGACGCTATCTGATCCGCCATGCCCATAAAGACACCAGTGAGGTCAAAGTTGCCGTCACCAAACAGCCACTGCCTAGACTCATTAAGCAGACCATATGATCCAGCCACAAGAGTCGAATACATTCCTAGATATTTGTAGGCTTCTTTGTTGTTCCCCTTCCTGAAGTTATCAACAACCTTCCACATGAGGATGCCCTGCTGTTGCGACGCGAAACCACGAAGCGCCCACATAGGACGAAGGTTAGGGTTTCTAGCCCATGCCGCTGATCTGCCAGATCCAGCAATCAGTTGCTGTTGACCAAGAGCCGCGAACACCATGTCCTCTACTAGCTCAAACTCTTCTGCGTTTTTGTACTTTCTGAAGTCAGCGCCATTCTTTTTAAGAGCAAGCTGTAGCTTATTGAGCTTGGTAGGAGGCATGTAGAACCCCCACTTGGGTATGAACGACCCGTCTCCAGCCTCACGAACCATCTGCTCAAGGATGACATTCAGTGTGCCGTTCTTAGAATAAATGTCAGTGCGCTCAAACTGACCAACTTTCATTAGGGTGTTGGTGACTTGACGAGTCTTGTCAGCCCACCATCTCTGAGTTCCTGTTCCGCCCTTAGATAACGTCTGCAATGTTTGGATGTGCTGGTTAACAAACTCACCAAGGTTCTGGTCAATACCAGACTTAACAACATCAGCCCCTGCCTTGTTGGCATAAGCCCGATACAGCGCCCCCGGTATCTCTGTTAAGGGAACATCGAAGTTAACAGTAGCCATGGCAGGGTCATGCAAGTTAAGCATTGCTGACTTAAAGCCAGACAGTACATAACCATAAGCACCATTGTTTAGCGCCTGTATCCATAGCTCTGGCGACCTATTGATACCGATCATGTGATCTTTAATTTGCTTGACAGCATATTCAGCGCCAGCCTCGCCGATCCCCCTGTCCTTAAAGTGCTGTTGCATGGTTTCAAGATACTTCTGAGGCCCACCAGCACCTTGAATCTTTGGCATTCCGAATGCTTCTGACACTTCTACTGCAAGTCTGTTAGTTAGTATCCTGCGGAAGTCAGACTGGAGTACGGGAACATAGTCGCTAGGCATTGGCCTAGCTGACGTATTCATAGGGTCAGGATCGAAATAGAAATTACGCTGTAGCTTTAGTGTGGCTGGATCTAGTGGAATCTCAAGATCATCGTAGTCAGCCTTCCTGTCTATCTTCTTTCTTTCCATTGCGGCAGGCGTGAGCTTGCTATGCAAATGCTGTCGCGTAAATATTTTTGGATCTTTTACTCCGCTAAACCTAGCTAAAGAGTCATAGCTGTTCTTGTTCGACCACGCTACATACTCCTCAAACGCCTTCGCGTCTGCCTCAGACAGCTTGGAGGTGATATAGCTTTTGACTCTATCCATCGACATGGCTTTAGAGTTTGCGCCGTAATCCAAAAGCATTGCTTGGAAGTGGGAGTCTTCAGCATTTAACTTAAAGATTTTCTCCATTGGTTTAACGTACTGCTCAATCTCTTGGGTCAAGGCACGAATAGACTTAGTGTTAGCCATCTGATATCTACCACCAAGCTCTGGAGATATCTCCCATCTAAGACGCATATCAACGCCCCAGATTTTGTCCTTCACAAAATTCTTTCCAGCGCGAGTTACCGCATCTACTGTCTCTCCAAGTGTAGATGCGTCACGCCAGCCTCTCTGTGTTTCGCGTAACTCAGCGTCACTCTTCCTAAGTGACCAAGGCTTGTCATCTAAACTGCTGAAATTCCCAACGCCGGGGCGTCCTGAAAATTGCTCAGCGTATTGTTGCTTAAGCCCCTCAAGGTACTCCCTTTGCTCCATCGCCTCCCTGCTTGGCCTTCCACCAGCCAGAGTCTCAGTAACGGCATATCGAGATTCAGCCTCACGAATCCGCTCCATCAAATCTTCTTGCTCTCTGAGGGAGCGAGGTTGTTCTGGTGCGCTATCTGCCTCTCTCTGAGCTTTTGTTCTCAGGCCCATGTCCTTGCCAGCCATAAAGTCCAGCAAGTCTTCTTTAGTGTATGTAACCCCGCCTTTAGCAGAATATGAATCTGTTCTGGGATTTTCCTTAGCAAGCTGTCTGGCGTACTTGGCCTGATTTAAAGCCTCCTCCATCATAGGAGCGGCTTCGTTTGCTGTTGCTTGCACGGCATCAAGAGGCTCGTCAGCTAGCTCATCCGCCGCTGACCTTCCTCCTTGGGGGGTAGTTGTGTATTGCTTTCCAGAGGGAGAGCTTGCCCAGTCAACAGCCTCCTTCATGCTGGGTTTTGCACCCATCACAGCACCAACACCAGCACCAGCGCCAACACCAAGAACGCTTTGATATGTAGCAGTTATAAAGTCCCGGTAGCTTAGCTCGCTAAATTCAGTGCCTTCAGCTAGGTTCTTGTTTTGAACATAAGTCTTAGTGTTCTCTAAAGAATCGTAAATTGCTGGCACTGTTTCATAAGCACCAAACGCCCCCTGCCTAGCCGCAGTAGCCAGCCTTGTTGCACCCTGACCAACAACCGTAGAACCCGCGACTGAAGCGGCTACTGCCGCCGCCGCACTTGCCAAGAATTGACCTGTCTTGTTGTCTTTGGTTGTTTCCTTTTGCTGGGCAATTCGCTCAAGCTCTTCTTCTGCGGTAGTGCTATTAATAAACGCCGCCACATTAGCGTAAGCATTGTCATCAAACGTCAATTGCCCCGCAGACACCAAGCTAGTAAGGGTTCTAGCCGCGCTCCTGCTCGCACTGAGTATCTCTGGGACAGTGCCGCCAAGGAAGCCATCTCTATCTGCGATCTCTCTCTGAATCTCATCGCGCAAATATTGCGCTTGCTTTAGCCTCTTGCCTCCCTTGTCTGCACCTCGCAACCCCTTGGTATGCTCAAGCAAACGCTCCGCGCGCTCAAGCTGTCTCTGCAACTCCTCGTCGCTAAGAGTTTTAAATTGCCCAAACTTGCTTGGCATTACTCTAAGCCAGCCTCGCGCATCAGGTTGTCAAGGTTCTCTATCGCACCGCCGCCTACTTCATTGAGCCACGGTTGCATTGCTACAACGCCAGCCATAACAATCTCAGAGGGTGGTGAGACATAGCCCAGTTAATAGCTGTAATAACTTCTTTATCAGGGACATCATTCCCCACAGGAAATGGCCCAAACCAGTCTTCACCAAACGTGCCATAGAACAGGGCTTCTGCTCTTGGCTTCATGGTTTCAAGATGCTTGCTTGTGACGGTAGCTCCGCGATCTGGGCTAAGCATTCGCGTTGCTTCTTTCACTATTATTTGATTGCGAGCGCGGCTGTCTGTTGTATTAAAGATTACATCGATAGCCTCGTCAGAGAAGTTAGCGGCTTCCAGTTGCTTCCTTGTTGCCGGGGTTGCATCTTCATTGCCTAGAGCCAGCCTCTGAGCATCCGCTCTTAACTTGGCAATGTCTAACTTCTCTTTTAAAGCGTCATTAAAATCAACCGCCGCGCCAGCACCGTACTGATTGAGGAATCCAATGCGCGCACGGTTGGTTGCAGTTTCGTTTAAAGGATCAAATGTCAAGGCGAATGCCGCAGTACGAGCCTCAGTAATGCCCTGCCCCAGTATCTGTGCCGCCGCCATGTTGTCTGAAAAGGTTCTAGACGTAATCAAAGAGTAGATATTGTCTATGTTTGCTTGAGTTAGGTTGAGGCCCGCCTCCTGAACTCGCCTTTCAAAGTTCAGCATCTGTTCGTTTATGCCGTCTAGATACTCATTGCGAACCTTCGTATATTCCCACTGCTCCCTGTTTAAATTTCTTGCCGCAACTAGGTTTGCTGTTTGCTCCTCTACATAATCCGCACGGTTGTGAGCAACCTCAGTCTCAGCAATAATCCTGTCTACATCTGCTTTGCTTCTGGCTATATCTTGCTTTACGCCTTTGGTTTGCGCCTTGACCAAGCCTGTTCTGGCTTTACCAAGACCAACATTTATATCAGCAAGATCAGCCTCCGACTCTAATATGTCTTTCCTGTATCCTTCTGTCTCTTTGTCAAAGCCAAGGTCATACATAATCCTTTCTGTTTGAGCCTCTGTATTACCGACGCTAGCCAAAGCAACCTTTATTCCTGCCTTCTTTGCCTCAATCTCATAGGGTTGCATCTCATTGAGGCGATCATTCTCATCACCCATAATCAGCTTTCTAAACTCAGTAAAGCTGATCTCGTTGTCTTTAAGTTGCTCGGCTACTACTACGCGACGCTCTTGAAGGCTGAGATTCGCCCACCCCTGCTCTAGCTGGGTATCATCAACCTTGATTGAGTGATCGTTCATGCGCTTTGTTTCATTGAACTGATCTACGTCTAAGGAATACCGCAAATCAAACTGCCTATCTGCGCGCTTGGCAGTGTCACGATATTGATATTGACCTTCTGCAAACTCCCTGTCTGTTGTGACAACCGTTCGATTAAAGTCGCGCCTATCTCTCGTAACATCTTCCGCAAAGTTGCGGTTATCTCTACGCTGGCCCTCTGCAAAGTCGCGGTTGTTCTCAAAAATGCCGCGCTTAAAGTCCATGAGAAAACGCTCTTGCTGTTGGTCTAGCTGTTGCTTAGTCAGGCCAAGCTCCTGCGCTCTAAGACGGTTTTTCTCACCCCTATCTCGAATCTTAGAAGCGGTATCTTCTTCAGTTGCAATCACGCCCCTGCGCTGAAGGTTCTGCTCGTTCATTAACTGCTGATATGCCGCTGGGCTTGCTCCAGTAGCCTCCGCTATTCGACCAACAGCAGTGATGATTTTTTCGCGCTCTGCCTGTGAGGTATTTGGATTGAGTCTTGCGAGCAATCCTACAATGGCGCTTTCACCTTCCCTGATTCTGTTTTGCCTTTTCAACTCAGCGGATTGGGCCATCATCTGCTGGCCTTCTTCCGTCTTTCCATTGTTGATTAGCCACTGACCATAAGCGCCCATGGCTTTAGGATCGTCCATGTCTAAATCAGGGCGAGCCATGTTCCTAATCGCGTTCCCATAATCAGCCTGCACAGCACCCATGCCCCCAACGTCTGAGGCTAGCTGAGTAAGCATTCCCTGTAATCTAGCTGACTGGTCTGATCCCGCCATCTTATTCGTCTCCGCCTAGTCCAAGTAACGTCAACAGGTCGGAGTCTTCCCCGATAAGGGAGTCCCAGAAACTGCCAGAGTTATCAAGGATTGAATCAATGATATTGCCTCTAAGCTCAGAGGATGCTTTCTTGGCATTGACTGCCGCCTGTACGCCACCCAATCCAAGCTGAGCAAGGTAGCCCTGCCCTGTAAGCTGTCCTGTCTGCGCTCTATCTGCATCAGCACCCGCAATCTGCATCAACTGCATCTGCTGTTGCATAGGCATGTAGCTGGTTTGATAGGCTGACTGGCCTAACTGACCCATCTGACCAGCCAAGTTACCCATCTGAGCAAGCTCCTGCACAGCCGACTGACGCGCACCCAGAGCGGCTTCATTGCTACCCTGTACCCTCGCCCTAGCCATAGCCGCATCTTCTGCTGTACCGCCAAACTGGGAGCCTCTGACGCCTCCCCTTCCCATGGCCTGCGCTCTAGCCTGTGACTGCGCCTGCATAGCATTTAGCTGTGGGTTTTGAGCCGCCATAATCTGGTTGTAGATAGCCTGCTGTCTAGCGGCTGGGTCTTCCATGGCTTTGTTAAACATGGTCTGAGAGTTAGCCATCTGCTGGGCGGCGTAGCTATTCATCCCAGTGTCCTGACCAACCCCAAGACTTACAGATCCATCAGGGCCAACTGTTGTATTGCCTAGCGCACTGGTTACGCCATAACCCTTAAAGGCGCTGTTTTCAGCAAGCGTATTGCCCAAAGTTAAAAGGTCGGTTTGAATCTGACTGCCATAGCTATCAAGCGCGCCTACTTGACTAAACCCGTCAGCAACAGCCGCTATATTTGTAACGCCGTTAAATAAATCTGAAAGCAGACCGCTCATAAATTACTCCTTAAACTGTTCTACGCCCGGCGTGGGTATTAATAGAAATCTGTTGCATTGAAAATGGATGGTTGTGAATAGGAACATCGAAGCCTATTCGTAGCATCTCTCCCGAGCCTGCCATGTTCACTTTGCATGTATTCATATTGCTGGCTCTGTGGTTCTGCGCCATGTGGCATTTCGCCATATAGGGCATCTCCTCTGTGCCAAAACCCCAGCGCGAATACAGCTTAATATCTTCATGGGGTACATCACTGTGATCGTGATGAAAGCTATACAGCACAGACTTAGGAACCATGGTGGTCATTAAGTCATTGCCACTTAGCAGAACCGTAGACTCGTAGCTCATTGTGTATGTCATAGGCTGATCGTAGCCGTCATACATAGTCACGCCACGGCTGTCCCTGCCACCCAATAGCTCCCTAGTCTTGTAGTCTGTTCTTACAGCACAGCCGTCATACCAGTCACAATCAGTCCAGAATGTTGTCCTCAAGCCGCCAGTAGCGGAGGGCTGACCAAGCTGGAATACATAGGCTTCTCTATCAAAAGGGAATAGGCAAACAGCTAGTGACTTAGATATAAAGTGGTGGAGCCTGACAGTATCCCTGTTCTCGGCAATCTGCTCTCTAATTACTGTAGCCACATTCAACGATGGCTCTGCTATAGGAACAGACTTTTCCTGCACTACTCGACCAAGGGAACGTACTCCCATAGGGTCAACAAAAAGATGGTCAGAACCAATGTTGCACATAGCATCTTGGTTAACGAGTCCCACATCACGGATAGCGTCCTGTAGCCGTAAGCCGCCTTCACCGGCAGGATCGCCTTGTGCGCCAGCGTAGATAAGAATTGAGTGCCGACCAAAGACAATCAGAAATCCATTGTGTGCGGCAATTCCCTGGATCTTGTCGTTGCCCGTGGGCCAGTATTCCCTGACATCAATTATCCCCCCTGTATTAAAGGGGTCTTCTCCCTCCGGTAGTCCCTGCTCGGAATCAATAGAGCCGTCATACCACTGATAAGGCACAAGAAGATCAGAGTAATAAATGACATCATAATTACCGTTAACACCACTAACCCAAAGCCGACCATAGGCGGCACAAGCAACATCTCCATTAAGCTCTGGGGCAAGGATGTTGAGGCCAAGTGGGTTTCCGTTTTCATCAAAACCTCTGTCGCCATCTCTTGGTGGCTTGTAATTAGGATGGCTGGATATAAGGGCAGATGATCCCTTATAGAAAGCTATTGGCGGCTCACCAGCACTGAAAAGAAATATGCTGTCCATGAATGGCACAAGCTGGCAATTAGTCAATCCGTTCTTTGGGGTCCACTGGCCCAGCCTAACTAGCTTTGGCCCCCTAACCTCAAAGACTATGTAGTAGTCGTAATTCTGTACCTCAAAGTCACGCTCCTGCGCGTACTCCATTACTCCATATTCTGATTGAGGGCGGTTGTATTCAGAGTTATATCGCTGTTCAGGTATGTAGATACCAGCAATTCCAATGACCATATGATCGTCAAAACTGGTGGTAAATCCGCCGTTATATTCATCCTTATCGCCGTATTGACCTATGCCATATTGACTGCCCTGTGCCTGCTCTACAAAGCGGAAGGCATTCTCTCTGGTTATCTCGTCTTTAGGCCCGGCGTTCTCTGAAAGTAAAAGGCCGTTGTATTCAGCCATGTTGTATTCAGCACCAACCTTAAGCAGGTCATTTAGCTGTTCAGGATTTATAGGGTTCCCATCTGGCTTTCTGTCTGGAGGAGGCTCATACGCCTCATCGTTGTACTTGGTTATCCTCCACACTTCGTTGGTAGCAGGCGTCTGCTGGTCATGCATGACCGTTTCTAGCCGAACTATGTCGTAGTCTTCCTCCTCCTTAAGGTCGAAGTTAGTCTTCCAAACAAAGTCAGCAAAGGCTTCCCTAGCCGCCAGCCTGCCAACCCTATCAATCACTGCATTATCAGCCTTAAGAGCAAACTCAATGCTCTGCTGGAATGGGCTAATCTCAGAGTTAAGACCCTGAGATCCCGGCCCTTGAATGCTTAGTTGCTGTAACTGCATTACACGGCTTCCCAGATATACTCGCCACGACTGTTGTTAACGTCCCACGAGATAGCGTCAGAAAGATATTGCTTAGCCAAGGCAAATGTTTGCTGAGCAGTAACGCCCCCAGCCTCTCCTCTTTCTGATATTGCATACGCCAAAGCAAAGTGCATGACAGGATCATCAGGCACAATCATCAAGTCATCATCGTTATAAAGTAGCTGGGGCTGTGCATAGCCATAAGCAAATAGCTGGCTTCCCTTTGAACCCCATTGTCCTAATCCCCATTGAGCCTCTGTGTATCTGTAGACATCACCAGTGCCGCCATAAGAGTTATCAGGGATAGGCCAGACATGTACCTGTACACACTTCTCGTCAGTGGGCCTGATTACCTCATCTTCCTGCCCATATCGTGAGAACCACGCCCCATATTCGTTGACGTTGTATTCGCTTGGGTTAATGACAACGGGGCTTTCATTCCCTAGATTTACATGGCTAGGAGCAAACCAGAGAGGCTTGGCTTGATGGTACGGCCTGCTTGATATCTCATGCTGGTTTACTTCTTTAAGCACAGGGCCATCGTCATAACGGATAAAGCTAACAGTAGACTGCTCTGTGCCGCCCCTTAAGTTGTATCTACTAACCCCATGAGCAAGGTCAAGTATCCAGACGGTTCGGAAAGCATTCCAAGTATGCGCTCTGATTACAAAGTTACGAGCGTCATTGACCAGCTTGCATATCATCTTTTGCTGGGGGTCTAACTGCTTACTGGCAACGCCATAATACTCGGGATCAATCTCAACCTCCCTCATGCGAACCAATACTTCATTGACCATTTCGAGATATGTCATCCTTTTGGCTCCATTCCAGCATCAATGAGCGATCTACCAATCTTTTGATATGGGTCTTTGTTTGCACCAAAGTTCAAGGCGTTCATGTTTCCGACACCACCCCCTTGCATCCCAGAAAGCATACCGTCTAACACTTTAAGCCTTGCCTTTTGATAGGGCGATATTTTTGTATATCCAAACAACTCAGTCCAAACAGGAGGCAGGCCGTTGTTCTTGAGTGCATTCAATAGATTGCTATTGGGCAAGATATCTGTACCCGGAGTTTGATCTGTCGATGGCGTAGTTTCACTTGTGCCTGTACCTACCAAGTCTGTAAGCCCAAGAGCGCCGTTTACAGCACCCTCACCTATCGTTACGCCGCTTGGCAGTTGAACCGAACCGCTTTCAGTGTAGGGGTGCTGAGAGCCGTCTAAGGCTGTGTAGTATCCATATTGACCCGTAGTATCAAGCTCGCTGTTACTGTTGCCGCCGTCATCACTTCCGCTATCAACTCCAGAATCGGCATTATTCCCAGCATTATTAGCTACATCACCCCCGGCATTATTAGCTACATCGCCCCCTGCATTGGTAGCTGTATCTCCCCCGGCGTTGGTGGCTGTGTCTCCAGTGTTATTGGTTACATCACCCCCCGTATTCGTGGCTACATCCCCTCCATTGTTGGTGGCTATGTCGCCCCCAGTATTAGTGGTTACATCACCGCCGGTATTAGTGGCTGTATCGCCTGTGTTAACAAGATTGCCAGATTTGTCTGAACCGCCACCCGTAATGTTTTCATTGAACTGATTGGTTGTGACAAGAACAGTATTGCCAGCAGAGTCTGTGATAGCGGTATTGCCGTCATCACCGTTGTTGTATACGGCCCAGCCATCCCGAACCCCGATGGCAACAGCATCCCAGAATCCGGGCGTTGAGCTTGTAGATGGCAGAACCCCATTGTTGAGATACATAATCAGGTCGTTGCCGCCTGAGAAATCTACATCCTGCGGACTAGTTACAGAGGTGTACCCGCCTGCTGGATTGCCGTACTTATTCGTTACGATATTGCCGTCAGCGTCATACCAATAA